ATAGCACTAGGAGAACTTAATGAAAAACTCAGGCAAGAAGGCCTTGACGAAATTAACACAGGGGCTGGAATCAACACAGGACCATGTGTTGTTGGAAATTTTGGGTCTAGCACTCGTTTCGACTATAGTGTACTTGGTGATGCCGTTAATCTAGCTGCTCGTCTAGAATCGTCTTGCAAAGACTATGATGCGGATTTAATCATATCTGAACACAGTTTAGTTGACGGTTTTGACTACGAGTTCCTCGACGAAGTAACGGTAAAAGGAAAGTCCGAACCAGTTAAAATATACACCATCAGAAAATAATACTTGACTTTCACCTCTGATTTTGGTATAATTTAATCAAGAACAAAATGTTCACAAGATTTTAGGGAATAAATATGGATGTTAACGAGGTGGCCGGAGAACTTGCTAAACATGAAGCGGTATGCGCCGAAAGATGGAAAACTATCTTCAATAAGATAACAGACATGGAAAAAGGTGCGGATCGAAGATTCACCAATATGGACAATCAAGTCTCAAGAATAGAAACTATACTTATTAGCGTATCAGGTACTATAATAGTTGCTGGAGCTGGTATAATAATTACTATGTTTACAATGCATGGTTAGGAGAAAAAATGAAAAAAGACTATCAAACAAAAGATATAAAAGCTACTACAAATAAATCAGTAGAGATAACAGAAGGAGATGACGGTTTATTTTACTTTGAATGGAAAGAGTTAGGTAAACAAGGATTTTCTACCTTAGAGAATGCTGAAATAGCATTAAATAGGCTAAAGAAAGGAGAATAGATGCCAAACTCAATCGAAGAAGCTTTAAAACAAGCTGTAGAGCAAGTAGAATCAGGAACAGTACAAGAAGGAAAAGGTTCAGAACCAGAAGCAGCCCCTCTTTCTGCTAGAGTTAAAAAATTACTTGCAAGAAAAACAAATCTTCAAAGAAAAAAGAGACAACACTTACCAAAAACTTTGAGGTGAAAAAGAAATCACCTGAAGAAAGGTACAATATTTGCAAACAATGTCCATACTTAAAGAAGTGGAAAGTTTGTGAACTTTGTAACTGTTTTATGCCCCTCAAAACAAAAATAAGATGGGCACAGTGTCCAGACAAACCACCGCGTTGGACATAGGAGCACTAAATGGCACTAACTGCTAAACAGAAGAAACTACCAAAAGCTTTACAACAAGCTATCTTAAAAAGAATGAAAAAGAAAGGTAAAAAGAAAAAGGGTGGAAAGAAGAAGCGTTCAAGAGGCTAAACCTCTTCCAGACTTTACCGTCTGGCTATGGTACTTTAGAAAAATAAGTAAAGTATGTCCCTGGGCCTATGACTCGTTCATAGCAGGTACTACAAATATTGTTCCCTTTAAGTTAGAAATTCTTATAGAAAATGAAACTAACTGGAACGAGCAACCATGGGAGGTGATCATCTATTTAATGGGTGAGAACTATACTCTTGACGATATGGACTCTATAGTGGAAGAAAGAAATGAAGTCCAGACTACTTGTGAATATTTATGGTCTCACCCATCTTTTTCAAAAGGTGGAAAGAATCAAGCTCCGAGAGCTGTAATAATACAGCAAGATCGAGCAAGATTAATGGAATTAAGAAATGGCACGAAAAAGAAAAACAGCTAAGAAAAAGCCAGTACCAACAAACCCTACACTGTATGCAAGGGTTAAAGCAGAAGCAAGAAGAAAATTTAAGGTCTATCCGAGTGCATATGCAAACGGATGGTTAGTAAAAACATATAAGCAACGTGGCGGTAAATACCGAATGGGTGTTGCAAGGAAAAGGAAAAAATGACAACTTGGTTTAAAACTAAACTAACACAATTATTAAATATAGTCACAGGGAAAGATAAGAACTGGGACGGGTCAGTAGATATCAAAGACAAATTGATTGCAGCTGAACAGAAAGTAAAAAATGGAAGCTAAACTTTTAAAAAATGGAAAATTCGCACTAATACAAAAAGATGGGCACACAGATGCTGCATCAGTAATTAAATCTTGCAAAACCATAATTTCACACTCACAGATGATTCTAGATCATTTGGATAACCCAGAAGCAGATTTGCCTACTTGGTTTACAAATAAGATAGCAATTTCAGAGTATGAAGTAGTATCTGCTGCAAACTATATTGCAGATGGAGAGATGGACCATCACCAAGATGGCTAAACCAAAGGGTGGATTAAGCAAGTGGTTTAAAGAAAAATGGGTAGATATATCAAGACCTAAGAAGAAAGGCAAATATCAACCTTGTGGAAGAGGAAAAGCAAAGACTTCACGAAAAGGATATCCAAAATGTGTCCCTTTAGCTCGTGCAAGAACAATGAGCAAAGCTCAGAAAAGGTCGGCAGTTCGCCGTAAGAGGGCAGTACCTCAAGGCGTTGGTGGAAGACCCACTAACGTACGTACTTTTACTAAACGGAGACGTCGAAAGAAGAAGTAAAAATATGAATAATCTAACTCAAGAAATTGAAAAAGTATTAGATTTATCACAAAGACTAAAAGTAGCAGTTCACTTAGAATTAGAGTACGGCTGCAACTTAAAAAAATTATTAAATTTACCGAGAACCGCACATAATGAGGTTCTCATTAACAGGCTACTAAGCCAAAGTACTCGATAGAGTAGACAGGAATTAAAAATGGCAAGACAAGGCGGATTTTTAAGCGGACCAAGTGTCCATGGAACCTCCAAGCTAAGAAAGCATACATTGAAAAGAGGAGTAACTCGTGATATGAATGCAGCAGCAGGAACATATGTTAACACTAAGTCACCAATGACCACCCCAGGTGGATTCTATGGTGCATCACCTAAAGCAGTAGGACCAAGATTTGGTAAAACAGTCAATCCTGCAAGAAAGAGCTTTGGAAAGAGAACCCCTTCTAACTTATTATCGAGAAGGAGAAGAAGATAGTATTTTAAAACAAATCAATAAACTTATGAAGTCGGGTAGACTCGACAAAGTAGTAAAGAAATCTTTACTTATGGGGATGAAAGATGGCACTAACAGCAGCCGAAAAAGCAAGGTTAAAAAGAGCAGGTCTTAGCGGACTTAACAAGCCTAAAAGAACCCCAAATCACAAAACCAAGAAAGCTGTAGTAGGCGTAAGAGTTGGTGGAAGAATAAAGATTATAAGATTTGGGGCTCAAGGAATGGGCCATAACTACAGTCCAGAAGCAAGAAGAAGTTTCAAGGCAAGACACGCCAGAAACATAAGAAAGGGAAAATCTTCTGCAGCATACTGGGCAAACAAGGTATTTTGGGCAGGAAAAGGAGGCTCTAAAAAGCGTCCACCAAAATCACAAAAACGAACTTTAGGACTAAAACAAAGGAGAAAATAATGTCAACTGCAAACGGAACCAAACTATGGCTTGAAGAAGGTATAGTACATGCAGGAAAAATGCTACAAGATTTAATCAAAGTAGAAAAATTTAGAGACTTATCACCAGCAGAGCAGAAGATAAAAACAGTATCAGCTACTTATTGCTACCTTTACACTAAGCTTCAAGACCTGGATTTATTAATAGATTCAGAAGATAACATATTCCCTGACGAGACAATACATTGATAGAAATTAGCCGCACAGATATATTAGGCGACTATCTTATGGACTTAAGTCCAGATAGTCGTTTCATTAAATTACCTATAATAGAGTATCTAGAACTATTAGGCATAGAACCTAATTCATCCCAAAAAGCAATTATAAATGCAATTAATAATCCCAAATACAGATTTGTTTGTGCGGCTATATCTCGTAGACAAGGTAAAACTTATATTTCAAATATAATAGGACAACTGGTTTGTTTAGTACCAAACAGTCATGTACTATTAATGTCCCCTAACTATTCACTATCGCAAATCTCATTTGATTTGCAAAGAAATCTTATTAAACATTTTGATTTAGAGGTATTAAGAGACAATGCAAAAGATAAAGTTATTGAACTTTCGAACAATTCTACGATTCGTATGGGCTCCATTAATCAAGTTGATTCGGTTGTGGGTAGGTCTTATGATCTCATCATATTCGACGAGGCCGCTCTCACAGACGGGAGGGATGCTTTCAATGTTGCGCTCAGGCCCACACTAGACAAAGAAAACTCTAAAGCAATCTTTATATCTACTCCAAGGGGTAGAAATAATTACTTTGCAGAATTTTACTACAGAGGATTCAGCGAAGAGTTTCCAGAGTGGTGTAGTGTAAAAGCAACTTACCATGAAAATCCTCGTATATCAGAATCAGACATTATAGAAGCAAGAAAAACAATGTCTGAGAATGAATTTGCTCAAGAGTACATGGCAGACTTTAATGTCTATGAAGGCCAGGTATGGGCATTTAATCACGAAGAATGCATAGCAGACTTATCACAAATAGACGTTAGCAATATGGATGTATTCGCTGGACTAGACGTAGGATATAAAGACCCTACTGCTTTTTGTGTAATTGCATATGACTGGGACTCAGGAAAATACTATCTAATAGATGAGTATATGGATGCAGAAAAAACAACAGAACAACACGCAGTTCAGATTCAAAAATTAATTCATAAATGGGATATTGATTATATTTATATTGACTCTGCAGCTCAACAAACAAGATACGACTTTGCACAAAATTATGATATCAGTACTATAAATGCCAAGAAATCAGTATTGGATGGCATAGCTCATGTAGCTACTGTAGTCGATAACGATCAAATAATAGTTAATCAAACTTGCAAAGAAGCACTTATCTCATTGGACCAGTATCAATGGGACCCTAACCCTAATTTATTAAAAGAAAAACCCAAGCATAACATGGCATCCCATATGGCTGATGCTATGCGATATGCGTTATATACATTTGAAACTACAGCCACAACGTTTTAGTAAGACCTGTAAAAAACAGTTCTTGACATTTGCTGTATGTTTTTGGTATAATTCTAATTAAGAGTAGAAATATGAATTTCAAAAGAGATTTAGTTAAATACGTACGAGATAAAGCGAAATCACAATATAAAAAATCAAGCGATTGTTATATCTGTGGAAGTACCGAACAGTTAGATTTTCATCACTATCACGGGCTTACAGAACTACTAGAAACTTGGATAAAAAAGAAAAAATTAATAATTAACAACGAGCAAGAAATACTAGAGATTCGACAAGCCTTTATTGATGAACACTACAAAGAACTTTACGAAGACACAGTAACACTCTGCCATAGTCACCATATGAAATTACATTCAATTTATGGAAAACGACCCAAGTTGATACACGCAGAGAAACAAAAAAGATGGGTCGAGAAACAGAGAGACAAATATGGCATGGTATGATAGATTATTAGGCAGAACTCCTCAAGTAGACGAGGAGAAACTTAATCCCGCACAATATGTAATATCCAGAAATGAGGGTATGACTGTTGATTCTAGGGAAATAGTTACTAATTATAAAAATGCCTATGAACAGTTAGAAATCGTTAACCGAGCAGTAAATATGATTGTTGATGATGTCTCTGAAATACCTTTTGCAGTAGGAGAGAAGTTAGTCGGTACTACTAATGTTCTTAAAAATATTCGTAAATCAAAAGTAAATTTACTACTAAATATTGAACCTAATCCTTTTCAGGATATAAGTTCTTTTAAAAGAAATCTTATAATTGACTTATTAATAGATGGAAACATCTTTATTTACTTTGATGGAGCACATCTCTATCACTTACCAGCTGATAAGGTAACAATTTATACGGATGACAAAACTTACGTAGAAAGATATTCATACGATAACTCAATAGATTACAGCCCGGATGAAATTATACACATAAAAGAAAATAGTTTCAATTCAATATACAGGGGAGTTCCAAGGCTAAAACCAGCTTATAGAACTATGCAACTACTTAGTAGCATGAGAAATTTTCAAGACAACTTCTTTAAAAATGGAGCAGTTCCAGGATTAGTCTTAAAATCACCAAATACTCTTTCTGAAAAAGTAAAAGAAAGAATGATGCAAGCATGGAGTATGAGGTATAACCCTAATACAGGAGGCAGAAGACCTTTAATATTAGACGGAGGTTTAGAAGTAGACCCTCTAACAAAGATAAACTTTAAAGAGTTAGATTTTGCAGAATCTATAAAATCAAACGAAAGAATTATCTTAGAAGCTATGGGAATACCACCAATTTTATTGGATGGAGGCAACAACGCAAACATAAGACCTAACCATAGACTATACTATTTAGAAACTGTCTTACCTATAGTTAAAAAATTAGGATATGCACTAGAAAGATTTTTTGGTTTTAAACTAGCTGAAGATGTAACAGGAATTCCTGCTTTACAACCAGAACTAAGAGACCAAGCAGCCTACTATGCAACTTTAGTAAATACAGGTATATTAAGTGCCAACGAAGCTAGAGAAGCGTTAGGCAAAGACCCTGTAGACGGATTTGATGAGCCAAGAGTACCTGCTAATATAGCGGGCTCTGCGGTAAATCCAGAACAAGGAGGTAGACCTGCAGAGGCTGCCCCAAGCGAGGAAGAATAATTATGACAAAAGATATGATGGCAAAAGCAACCTCCGAGTTTTTCGCAAAAAATGGCGGGACTATGGATTTAGCTACATACAAATCACACGGAAATGATGTTCCAGTTAAAGACTTTATGCTTAGAAGAGCATTTGGCTCTTGGAATAGAGTTCTAAGTGTTGTAGAGTACAGATACCCAGTAGCGGTAGCTCCAACACCAGCACCTAAAAAAGAAGTAAAGAAAGCGCCAGTTAAAAAGGCACCAGCTAAAAAAGTGGAGAAGAAAGATGTCAAATAAAATTTATCATTGGACTAGCACTTTTAAATCATTAGGTGAATCAGAAGATGGCGGAGTAGAAATCAAAGGCTCAGCAAGTACAAGCGGACTAGACAGAGCTGGAGATATTATCGAAAGCGGTGCATGGACAAAAGGTGGATTAGAAAATTTTAAAAATAATCCAATCATTTTATTTAATCACAACTATGACAGGCCTATTGGTCGTGCAAAAGATTTAAAAGTTACAGACAACGGTTTAGAAATATCTGCAAAGATATCTAAAGCTGCTGGAGAAGTAACTCAATTAATTAAAGACGGTGTCCTTGGAGCTTTTTCTGTTGGTTTCAAAGTCAAGGATGCGGATTATATGACAGAAACTGACGGATATAAGATAAAGGACGCGGAGCTTTTTGAAGTTTCAGTAGTATCAGTGCCTTGCAACCAAGGGGCAACTTTTGGATTAAGCAAATCATTTGATAGTATGGAAGAATACAACAAGTATAAGCAAACTTTTTATAAGGCTAACCCAGCAGAATCAGCAGACGCTGTTAATGTTGAGCAGCCAGGACGGGAGGAATCCCAAAACATGGAGACAAATATGTCAAAAGAAAATAAATCTCCTGAAAGCAACTCAGAGTTCAATCTTGAAGAGTTTGCAAGAAAGGTAGCTGCAGATACAGCTGCTGAAATTGCAATGAAACAAGCTGAACAAAAAGCTGCTGAACAGAAGGCTGCAGAAGAAGCTGCTCAAAAAGCAACTGACGAAGCTGAAGTTCAAAAAGCTGCTGAAGTAGCAGATCAGGAAAAAACTAAAACCATAGTTCAAGCAGGGCTATCAGGCGCTGAGAAACTTATGAATGACGTTGAATCTAGAGTCAAAGCAGACTACTCTAACTTAGAGCAAGTAGTTAAGTCTTTAGAATCACAACTAGCAGAAAAATCAGAAGAAATTATGAATATCAGAGAGTCTAAAAGACATTTCTCAGATAGAGGTACTTCTGGAGACTGGAAAAAAGAATTTGAAAACGACATTATCGATGCTAAATTCGCTGGCTTAGCTAGTGGAAAAGGCTGGAATACTGATATTTCTAAATCTTTGATGGAAAAAGTTAATCAACATTCAGGTGTTGAAGTTTCATCAGCTGATTTCGAGCAAATCGTTTCAACAAATATAGAAAGAGATATTCAAAATGAGTTAGTATTGGCTCCTCTATTTAGAGAAATCCCAATGACTTCCGCAAACATGATTATCCCAATCTTACCAGATGCAGGTTATGCTGAGTTTACTGGAAACCAAGCTGCTTCAGGTTCTTCACCAAAAGGTAACTTAGATGCTAGAGGCGACGCTTTAGGAGCTCCTTATAATGGAGTAGACTTAACTGAAAGAACTATCTCAACATCTAAATTAATCTCAACATCTTACTTAGGTAATGAGACTGAAGAAGATGCAATCTTACCAATTCTTCCTTTAATTAGAGAGTCAATGGTTAGATCACACGCAAGAGGTATCGAGAATGCAATCCTAGCAGGTAACCACGACAACGGTGTTTACACTTCAGGCGCATTTGAAGGTCTATTAGCAGCAGCTGATTCAGACAATCATGAAACTTCAGCAGGTGGTTCAGGTTTCGCAGCAAGTGACGCAGTCACAGCAGCTGACCTATTAGGCATGAGAAAAAATATGGGTAAATATGGTGTTAATCCTAATGATGTAGTTTATATTGTATCACAGGATGTATACTTCAACTTACTAGAAGATGCTGAATTCCAAGATGCTAACTTAGTTGGTGACATGGCTACTAAGCTAAGTGGTGAAATTGGTCAAGTATTCGGTTCAAGAGTACTATTATGTGACGAATTCGCTGCTAAAGCAGCTGGTAAATACGGCGCAGTCGCTGTTTATACTAGAAACTACGTAATGCCAAGACTTAGAGGTGTAACCGTTGAGTCTGACTACGAAGTAGCTAACCAAAGAAGAGTACTTGTAGCTTCACAGAGACTAGGTTTCACTGACTTAATTGACGGTGCAACATCGAAGTGGGCTTACGCGTATAAAGGCGCATAAGGATAACCCTTAACAGGAAATGGTTTCAGGGAGTGTACCTAACACTCCCACTTTTTAATTATGGCAGATTTAATAACATTAAGAGAATATAAAAACTTCGCTGGACTTACTGGAGAAAGTGAGAATGCGAAGATTAATGTAATTATTCCAGCCATCAGCCAAGCAGTAAAAACATATTGCGGCACAAGTTTTGTAGATTATTATTCTAGTGATAAAACCGAATATTACGATATTAAGGATAGATACACTAATGCAATAATACTCGATGAGAGTCCAATCGTGAGCGTGACTTCAGTTGAAGAAAGACAGAATCAATCAGACTCATATACGACTCTAATATTTGAAAATTCAGATTCAAGTGGAAAGTATGACTACGTAGTAGATTATAATGCAGATACTATATTTAGAACTACTGCAAGTGGAGATAAAATGTTTCCACAAGGAAGAAGAGCAGTAAAGGTAGTTTATAAATCAGGTTATGCTGCAACTCCACAAGATTTAAAACTAGCATGTTTTGATTTAGTTAAGTACTATTTAAAAGACGAAAGAAAAGCAAACTTAACTATTTCAGGTGCACAGATACAAAATCCTGTATCAACAAGTCTAAGAGAAAACATAGGTTTTCCTGACCATATTAAACGTATACTGGATTTTTATAAAATACATAAGTAATGGCTCTTGAAAGTGTAAAAAGAGATTTAGAAAAAGCGATAACATCTTATGTAGATAAGACGTTAAGAGATAAAATGGCTTCACAGTATTTACATGAAGTAACTATTACTACGCAAGATTTAGCTATAGCATTTCAACAAGGCGTTGTAAATGTAATGAAGGCATATAAATTTACAGAACAAGAAATGAATCAAGTAAATGCTAAAATTAATACAATATTTAATTGGCAAGATACTAGTAGAAGTCTAATAAGAGAAATAAACGGATTTAGTACAGTACTAGAGTCTAACCACGAATTAAAAGAATTAAAACAATTTTATAATATTAAAATAGCAAGAGGAATTTATGTACTTTCTAGCTCTACTTCAAATAAAATAGTTTTTAGACTTTATAATAATTCTAAAATGTATACTGGAGATGTTGGTCTTACTAAATTTACAGCTGAATTAAGAAGAAGAGCTTGGCAACTATGGAAGAAAAAATATTTAATAGGTTCTGGAAGCCAATTAGAAAGCTACAATGTAGAGTCAGGAGCTAAGCTGCCAAAAGCAGCAGCACCTAGAATAGGTCCTTTAAGAGAAAACGACTATAGTCCGGCAAGTGTAGGAGGAGCTTTTGGTAGAGGCTCTCCCTTTGCTCACGATTCAAATACAGCAGTTGGGACCTTTGGTTTGGAGCAGATTGTATCAGATTTATCGGCAAGCGATGATTTTCCTGCTAAAGTAGACACTCTTAAAACATATGGAATAACTGTCGATGTTTTAAATAGTGTTAAGAAAAGTTTATCTCTTACTTTTGCTAAAGAAATAGTAGTATTACCTGACGGCACTGAAAGAGAATATAGAGTAGTTAGAGGTTCAATCAGAAAACAAGGAAAAGAACCAGGAGACTGGACTAATATTAAAAAACAAATACTAGGAAGTAAAAGTCAAAAAATTAAAGGTTCTTTACCAGAGTTTTTAGAGAGAGCAGAAACTAAAATAGAAGCAATGGATAAAGCAACAGCAGCAGATGCTGAAGCTAGTGAACCTTTTTCAAAAAGAGCGGGAAAAAGAGCAGCAGAAAAACTTGTAAAAGCAGCTTTAAAAGCAGAAGGAGCAAAAAGAACAAAAGGAAAAGCTCCTGCTAAAGCAAAAAACAAAAAAGAAGGAACAAAAATAAATATAGGAGGAGCTGGAGGACTTTCAACAGTAGCAAAAGCTCAACTAATATCAATAGCTGCAGGAGCAAGTGCAAAAGCTAGAAAAGGTAAGAAAAAGAGTAAGGAAGAAACAGGTGGAAGTTTAAAATTACCTAAGCTACAGAGAGATATTAATAGGTCATTAGGAGCAGAAGTCAGAAGAAATATGGGAAGACCTGCACTTATTAATAGAACAGGTCAATTTTCTAACAGTGCCGAATTAGTAAGTCTTAGAGATACTGGAAGAACTATTACGGGTGAGTATACTTATACTTTAACAGGCGGGGGTACAAGTAAAAATAAATCAGGAGTGTACTCTACTTTTGAAAATACTGGACAAAAACAATGGCCTACAGGATATAATCCAAAACCTTTAATAGCAAAAAGTATAAGAAACTTAGCATTAAAGTATACCGAGAAAAAATTTACGCTTAGGAGAGTATAATGGCATATAGAACACAGAGAAAAAAGATTGCCCATATTCTTACAGAAAAGATAAAAGAGATTGATGGAAATCATCCATTTAATTCAAACATCTTTAATAATGCTGACTCACACTTAGTATTTTTAGATGAAATACAACAATACCCAAAAGTATGTGTTATAGCAGGAGATGAGATACGACAGTACCAGCCTGGAGGATTTAAATGGAGATTTTTAACAGTAACAATCAGGGCATATGTAGAAGATGCAAATGACCCTCAAGAAATTTTGTCACTATTACTCGAAGACATTGAAAGAGTGGTCGACGATAATGACATACTAGTGTATGACGATACTGTATCGCCAAACCTACAAACAACATCTGTAACTATACAATCTATAAGTACAGATGAGGGAGTAATATCCCCATTAGGTATAGGTGAAATGGTGGTCGAAATACGATATTAGGAAACAGGTAAAGCAGAAAATTCTAGCTGAACCCTTTCCAAAGTAAATATAGGAGATAAGCAAAATGGCTTTAAATCTATCAAGAAATACCTCGGTATTTGTCTCAACAGGTAATGGAGTACACGCAAGTGGTGGTTCCGTTGTTAACGTAGATGGCTTTACCGGTGGTTCAGGACATGCTGTAGGTGATGTAATCACTTGCGGAACAACTTCAGGAACTGGAGTTGGACTAAAAGTAGTAGTGTCTGCGGTTAACTCGGGAGCTGTCACTGCTGTAACAATTCCTAATAACTTTAGAGGAAGACTATTCGCAGATAATGAAACTGCAGCTCAAACAGCAACAACAGGTACAGGCACAGGCTTTGCTTGTGTTGTAAAAGGCGATGGAGTTGATGTAACTTCAGAAGGTAGCAGATTACCAACAGGTCTTTTTAAAGGAAACGGAACAGATGCTAATACTTTCAAAATTGGAGTACTAGATGGTTATAGTTTCTCACAAGGAAGTGATGCTACTGATGTAACTATATCAGAAGCAGGTGCGGCACCTAACAGGGGTTCAAAAAGATTCAATGACTCTTTACCGCCAGCAGAATGGTCTTTCGGTACATATGTAAGACCTTTCAAACATGGTACAAATAGTCACAGATCAAGTGGTACAATGGATATGGTAGAAAATATTCTTTGGGCTGCAATTGCAGGTAAAGATATTACTGGAGGTTCAGAAAGTGGAACTTCAGCTACTGCGGTAACTTGTGATGCAACAGATGCTGATGTATCTTTCGCAAGGTCAGACCATCATGAATTATTGAAACTATCAATATTCTTTGCATTAGAAAATACAACTTACAGACTAAATGAATGTCAAGTAAACCAAGCAGAAATTGACTTCTCAATTGACGGTATTGCTACTATTACATGGTCAGGAAATGCAACAACTATTGACCAGGTAACAACAGCTATAGAAGACCCTTCAAAAGCTTTAATTAGTACAGATGGTACTGCAACAGTGGCTACTTTAAGTACTTATATAGAAGGTTATAACTATGTAGATACTACTGCACCAAATGATGCTGATTATTTAAGAAATAAATTATCAACTCTAAGTCTAACGCACGCAAAAAATTCAGCAGGCGTACTAGAAGTTGGAGCGACAGATAGTACTACTACTTATGATATTAATATCACAGGTGGTTCACTAACTATTGCTAATAATATTACTTATGTAACACCAGAAACTCTAGGTCTTGTGGACGTTCCAGTAGGTTCTTTCTCAGGTGCTAGACAAATAAGTGGTTCTTTAACTATGTACTTAGATACTAAGGCAAATGGTTCAAATGTACTACTATCTGACTTAACAGCAGCTACTGACTTAGTTAATAATTCATTTGACATGAGTCTATTTATGGGCGGCGGGTCTTCTTCAGTTCCAGTAGTTGAATTTGACTTACCAAAAGCTCATTTACAGATACCTACAATTGAAACAGCGGATATTATTTCAACAACTGTTGAATTTGCTGCTCAAGGTACTGACTTATTAACAGGAGATGAAATGGCAGTTAAATATAAAGGTTTAACAAGTCATTCTGATTCTGCTTACACAACAGACGTCACTGTATAACAATGACAGCGTACAATCTACTTCGAGAAAGTAGTGTACACATCGTACACAATGGGAGTCGTTATTTAATTAGAACGACTCCTGAAGTGTCGTTCTCACAAACATTTGCGGAAGATGCATACGAAGTTAAGACTTTGCACGATCAAACAAAGATGTTTCAGGGAACAAGCGTAACAAAAGCAAATCCTGCAAACTTTAGTTTTGCAGTTCATCTAACTCAAGAGAAAGATGAATCAATTGTAAAAAGTCTTCTGACTGATTATGATACAAGCAATGGAGAACAATTATTAAAATCTTTTGACTTATATATCGTAACAGGAGAAAGCACCTTAAAATTAGAAGGGTGTGTAATAACTCAAGGAGAGTTTAATTTAGCAAAAGGCTCACCCCTTATTTTAAATGTAAGTGGGCAAGCAAAACAATTGAGTAGAGTAGGAAATGCTAGCTATTCGCTTCCAGGTTCACTGGTAAGCGCCAGTTCGACTAGAACTCCCACCCTATCATTATTAGATGTAGAGGTAGATTCAACAGATGTACCCAATCTAGTAACCGCCACTTTACAAGTGCAAAACAATATCAATTGGACTCCTTTTGAGACTTTACAAAATAGTTTGTCAGTTACTTCAGCAAGTAATGCAATGTATCCGACAACTTATACATTAGGAGATAGAGTAGTAAGTGGAAATATTACACAGTATTTAACAAGTAATAATTCAAGTACTTTTCAATCTTTTGATACCTCAGCAAACATAGGAATTAAAACAATAGTTAATAATTCTACTTTTTTAAACGCCAATCTTACAGGTTGTATGTTTACAAAAAGAAACAATGTTGCTGAAGCTTACACGCAGACTTTTGACTTTCGATTAGTTAATAGCCCTGCAAATTTAGGAACCATTATAACATATTAGGAGAAAATAAATGGATTTAAAATCATTACTGGTAGACAGTAAAACTACTTGGGCTGAGTTCCCAGGTTTAGATGGATTTGAAGTAGAACTTGCAAATTTATCTAGAAAAGAATTAGTAAACTTAAGAAAAAAGTGTACTACAAATAAGTTCAACAGAAAAACTAGAGCATTTGAGGAGTCTTTAGATGACGAAAAGTTTGTAAAAGAGTTTACGGAATCAACTGTAAAAGGTTGGAAAGGTTTAAAACTTAAATACTTGGAAGATTTAATACTCGTAGACCTTAAAGGGCAAGACCCAGAAATGGAAATGGAATACTCTTACGAAAATGCACAAGTCTTAGTAGAAAACTCATCAGAGTTTGATAATTGGCTCAACGAGGTAGTCTTTGATTTAGAAAACTTTCGTACAAAAGAACAGGCAAAAACTATTAAAAAACCTGGAGTTGTTTCTAAATAATAAAGACGTAGGAATGACTAAAGACCAGTATCTCGAAATGTGCGAGCAAACTGGAGAAGAAATAGACTGGGATAAATGTCCTCCTAGCTGGGAGGATTTTCCAGATTTTGTAGTAACTGCACTAAACATATTTAATAGTTTAGGTGACAGAATTTATGGGGATGTAGGTTATGTTGGAAAAGATTTTACTAATCTACAATTCTTGATAGAATTAAATGGAATAGAAGAACATCAAAAAGATTTTCTTTTTGAGGTAGTACTGTGGTTAGACAGTAGAGCTATCGAAAAATCTCAGAAAAGATTAAAAGCTGAGTACGATAAAATGAAAAATAGAAATGGCAGATAATAAAGTAATAATTGAACTACTGATTTCCGAAAAGGGAAAGAAAGTATCTATGGTCGAAAAACAGACTGCTAAACTTACTGAAACTACTAAAAAACATAAAAAAGCTCAAGATAATTCAACAAAGTCTGGAAGCAAGTATCACACTCAACAAAAAGCAATACATCAAACTAATTTATCGTCTGCAAAAGGTTTTTCAAAAATGAACCAAACCCTCGGAGAAGGGGGTTCATCAGGTTTAGTAGGAGCATATGCTACTTTAGCAGCTAACGTCTTTGCAGCAACAGCTGCTTTCAATGCTTTAAGACAAGCATCTCAAGTACAACAACTTGTAGAAGGCTTAGAAGCTTTAGGAAGAGCATCCGGAGACAACTTAACATTATTAGCACAAAGAATAAAAGATGCTGCAGGACAGGCCATTGCATTAGACCAAGCACTAAGAGTTGCTTCGGTTGGAGCTTCGGCTGGATTTGATGGAAAACAGTTAGAAGGGTTAGCAATTGTAGCTAGGTCTGCTGCTATAGCACTTGGTAGAGATGTCGGAGACGCAATTGACAGACTAGCAAGAGGTGCCGCAAAACTCGAACCAGAAATTTTAGATGAATTAGGCATCTTTGTTAGACTAGACGATGCTTCAGCAAAATATGCAGCTAGTATAGGTGTTGCTACTTCTGAGCTGACTAGATTCCAGCAAAGACAAGCTTTTGCAAATGAAATTATAGAACAAGGCGGACAAAAGTTCTCAGAGATAGGAGATAATGTAGATGTATCTTCTTTTGATGCTTTAGCAGCTACTTTAGGAGACTTAGCACGTAGCTTTACAGATTTTTTCAATACAGTACTTGGGCCGATAGCAAGTTTCTTTGCTAATAATACCGTTGCGCTAGCAGGTTTCTTTATGGCGATAACAAAAGGCATAATGAGTCAAGCTTTACCTATGCTTAATAAGTTTGCTGCGTCCGCTCAGAAAGGTGCAATGCTACAAGTTCAACAAGCTCAAGCTGCAGCTAGACGAATTGATAGAGAAATACAAGGACAGAGAAATTTACTTAAACCTATAAAAAATAGTGAACTAGCTTATAATCAGTTGTTTGGAAAAATGAAACAAGGTACTGCAACTGCCGCAGAATTAAAACTGATGGAACAAAGTTTAGCAAAATCTATTAGACAAAGACAAGCAGTACTTTTAACAGGAAGCGCAAAAACTCTCGCAGCAAGACAAGCAGAGTTAGCAACTACAGTACAACAACAACGAGAATTACAAAAGTTAATAAAATTAGAAAATAGTAGAGCGGGTAAAGCCGGAGACATTAAAGTTCTTTCTGCAGGAGCAAAATCAAAAAGAAGCGAACAAGCAGTATTTAGAGAATTAGATAAAGACCCAAGTTTTAAAGGATATATGAGAGCTTTTGGATTATCAAATCTAGCGCAGAAAAAATATAAAAAGAATTTAGGAGACTCAATAAATTCAACTAAGTTATTCGGATTCAATTTAGGATTTTTAGGCAAAGCAGCAAATAAAGCTAGACCTGCGATTTTTGGGTTTGGGCTTACATCAAAAATAGCAATTAAAGGAATATTTACAGCCATACCTGTTATAGGACAATTACTATTTGCATTAGATTTATTAATTGTTGGTCTTAAAAATACAATTAAATTTTTTGCAGGTTTTCGAGGAGAAGCTACTAGATTAGAAAAAGCAACAGATGCTTTGGCTTCTCAAACTAAATTTTATGCAGAAACTCAATCAGCTTCTGCAGAAGCAAATAAAAGTGCTTCCGAAGCTTTGAAAACTACTTCTGCAGCAACATCAGAATTAATAAATACTACTAGAGAATACTCCGAGGCACAAAAAAGTGCTAGAAAAGAAAGCAGTATATTTGGAAAGTTGCTTCAAGGAATATTTGTACGTATATCTTTTAGATGGATGCAGTTTACAGCTTTGTTTAATATTTTTGATGGAATACTTACAAGAATAGGAATTCAATTTCAAATTTTTGCAGCAACAATTGCTAAAGATTTAAGATTCATTATTAATTTAGCAATAAGAGCTATCAATTTAATAAATAGAGATACAGGAATAGAGCCTATCGAACTAATTAGTGCTGAAGGTCAAGATGCAAAAATTAATGCTCTAAAATTACAACTATTAGAACTTGCTGATGGAAGAGAAAAGTTAATGTCTGGAGAGAGTCTAAGCATCTTTGGAGCAGAGGCCGGAACTAGCGCAGAGTTGAAATCTTTTCAAACAGTATTACAATCTGCTGGGATAGCGGCTCAAGAGCTTCAATCTTTTTTAGGTACAGATAATATAAATAACTTTGCACAACAAATTCAAGAAGCAAATTCAAGTAAAAGTCTAGGAGGTTTTTCTCCAGAAATTCAAAATCTAATTAATAGTCTAGGAATTTTTGATGACCAAGTTTTATCAAGTTCTGAATTAATTACTTTATTAAATAGCGCGTTAGAAGAAGGAACAAAAGTTAGTGTTAATCAAGGAGATGCAGTAAATTCTTTAGGAGAAACTTTTAAAAATAGTGGACAAAAAATTAATGAGTTTTTAAATTCTTTCAACAAACAAACATCAGTAAGTACCTTTTCAGGTCTAGTAAAAACTATTAATAAAGACTTCCAGGAATTAAGCGCAGATACCGCAGGAGAGGCTATACTAGAATCCTTTGATGGAGCAACAGCTTCTTTTAAATCACTAATAGAAAATGGCTCCCTACTTGCTCCTCTACTAAAAGAACAAGAAAAAGAATTAGATGCTATACTACAGAAAAATGGAAAAATAACTGATGAAGATAGAAAGAGAATAGCATTAAAACTAGGAATACCTGCAACTATAAAGCAAGAAACAGCCGCTTTAGAAGCTTTAGTAGTCAAACTAAATAATGCGTTACTTTTTGATAAAGCCAGACTAGACACATTAAAAGCACAAGAACAAGCAGTCTCTAAACAAGCAAAAATGAATGCTTCAGCTACAGCAGCGCAGATTGCTCTTTCTAATCAACAAGGAACTATTACTTTAAATAGGTTACAAGATGAAGCAGCTCTACAAGAACAAACTTTAGGTCTTTCAAAAGGACAAGTTCTTACTCAAGAAGAGTTAAACAAAAAAAGTGAAGATGAACGACAAAAATATGCAACTCTACTAGAAAAAAGAGTTGAAATTGCAAAAGTTTCTGCGTCACAAATAGGAACAGACGAAGAGTTAGCAAAAATAGGACTACAAGCAAATGCTCTTGCAACAGCACAACTCGCAACTGTAAAACAAAAACAAGCATTTTTAGCTACTGAGCTAAAGACGACTCAAATACTATCAAATGTAAGTAAAGGACTCGGAGGAAAGTTATCTCCGGCACAGCAGTTAGAAGCACAGAAAAAACTAGCAGAAAACAAAATTAAAAACTTTGAAGACGAACTTAAGTTATTAAATGCAAGATTAGCTTTTGAAATAACAATAGCAAATGCACGACTTGTTGCTGAAGGAATAGATAAAACAATCCGAGAAGATATTATAGCGGACTTAAAAACACAACAAGCAATTCAAGCAGATATATTAGGATTAAAAATTGAAGGAGCAAAAGAAGAGGCAAAAACAGTTGGAGCAAGTAATTTTACAGGATTATTAAGTACAGGTACTTTTGCAGACCAAAATACAGCCGCGGATACAGCTATAACTGAGTTAGGTACAACATCAGGAAAAGACACTCAAGGCAAACTAGAGATAATGAATGATTTCATGAGCCCTATGAGAGATGCTCTTAATGAACTAGGTCCTGGGGGAGAACTTGTAGCAACAGCTCAAGAAGGCATACTAACTTTAGCTTCAGCTTTTGATATTGTTGCAAATACGACAGACAATGCTGCAGGTAAAATGGCAGCTGTTGGAGCCGCCGTAACAGCAATAAGTGCAATAATGCAAGCAAGTTCAAAAGCACAAGTTGCAGAAATAGATAATCAAATAAAAGCAGAGCAAGCAAGAGACGGAAAATCTAAAGAGTCTGTAAGTAAAATAGCAGCAATGGAGAAAAAGAAAGAAGGTATCCAAAGAAAAGCTTTTGAACAAAAGAAAAAGATGGATATTGCTTCAGCAGTCATAAGCACTGCTTTAGGTATTACAAGAGCTCTTGAATTAGGCCCTATAATTGGTCCAATACTTGCCGTGATGCAAGCAGCAATGGGAATGGCTCAAATTGGAATAATAAAGAAACAACAGTTCCAAGGTAGTACTGGGGACGTAGCTGCACCAAATACTACACTAAGTTTAGGGGCTAGGTCAAATAGAGTAGACGTTTCTAGAGAGGCAGGAGCCGGAGAAGCTTCATATTTAAGAGGAGCTAAAGGTATAGGGTCTAATGCTAATGATTTCACAGGAATGTCTATGGGCAAAAGAGGATATGCCAATGGCGGAGAAGGTATAATAGTTGGGGAAAGAGGTCCTGAAGTCATTGCACCAGCAGAACCTATAGATATTATACCAAACTTTGCATTAGGTGGCTCAGGACAAAATATTACTTTTAACATAAATGCTGTAGATGGACAAAGTGTACAGAATATGTTAATGGACCAACAAGGAACAATTGTAGGCGTAATTAGAGACGCTGCAAACTCATATGGTGAGGACTTCTTACCAGATGTAAATATTGGTTATGACATGGGAGGTTCATAATGGCGAGTTTTAGTACTTTTGCAAATAGACTACCAGACCCAAATTATGGGGTATCAGAATTTGGAAATAATGTAAATAGCGCGGCCAACTATGGCCCTGGATTTGCTTCAGTGAAATATTCTACCGAGTACCCTACCATGGTTTCTAGAACAAATAGTGGAAGAGTCGTAACTAGGTCAATAGTAGGACAAAAATTAAAAATAGCAATAACTTATAATCCACTTACTAGAGATCAATTTGAACCTATATACTCTTTTTTACAAGAAAAGAAAGGAAGATTAAAACCGTTCTTTGTAGTACTTCCACAATATACTGACCCTAGAGATGCTACTTGGTCTGGAAGTATAACTGTGGATGGGTCAATTACTGCAGGTACTGACAACTTTTTAGCAGACCACTCTTCTTTAACAGGACAACCAAAAAGAGGAGATGTTTTTACTATAACAGATTCTGGAAATAGTAATCACAAGAAACTTTATACTGTAACAAGAGTTCAAGATAATTCAACTTATTACAGTGGGGAAGCTCAACCTTCCTCTAACCAATATCGAATTTATTGCTCTCCAAATATTTTATATGATGTAACAGACAACTCAGTTTTAAAATTTGAATCACCAGAAATACGAGTAATTCAATCAGGAGATGTTCGAGAGTATAGTCTTGGAACAAATAACTTATACAGTTTTTCACTTAACTTAGAAGAGGCTTTACCGTAATGGCTACCGAAAGAGATATAAATAGTACAATTAGAACAATGCTTTTAGACAATGAAGCATTTGAATACGCACATCTAATAAAATTTGAGCGTCCTCAACTACCTAGTGCAAATAATACATTTTCTACAAATGCAAATAAATTCGCGTATATTACAGACGCTACTAGAGATATTTCTTTTAATGACGGTTCTACTAATGATGCAGGAAGTGCAAATGGTACTCAAATATATAGAGCTAATAAACTTTTAAATATCTCAGGATATAAAGAAAGCGTTCAAGCAAAAGCTGACACAATGTCTTTAACTTTAGCTTCTGAAATATTAGGAACTTCTATACCTGCAAATTTAACTTTTACAAGTAATACCATTACTACTAATAGTATTGGAGTTGATTTTGTAGAAGAAGGCTTCAAAGAAGGCGACAAAATTAAGTTAGAAGCTAATGACGGGGCTGGATCAAATCACAATAAACATTTCCTAATTACAGGATTCTCAAACTCAAACCAAAGCATAGCAATAGAAACTTTAGATGATTCTTTTACTACAAATAGTAGTGGAGAGCTTTATAATGTATCTATTGAATCAGAAGAAATCAAAGGGCCTTTACTCGCTAGAGGTACAGATTTAGCAAATCCAAGCTTTTTAAATAAAAATGTAGAAGTACATAAAGTATTTTTTGACCCTGAAACAGGGCAAATAAAAGGAAATGCAAGTATACTTATATTTAAAGGGCTAATTACAAAAGCAAACATTACAGAAGACCCTTCAAGATCAAGTAGAGTTCAATGGACACTAAGCAGCCACTGGGCAGACTTTAATAAAGTTCAAGGAAGAATGACCTCCGATGAAATACACAGAGCTTTAAATGCCAGTGGTAGTCCTCAAAGAGATGCGGCATTAAAAAAAGAATATGCTGATGATATGGGATTTATGCATGCAGATACAAGTGTAAATCTTGTTGCTACTTATAAAGAAAAATATCAAGAAATGGAAGTAAAAACTTCTAAGCATGGATTGTTTGGGTTAAAGACTAAAGTACAGACAAAAATGGTTGATAAAACTAGAGATAGAGATGTTGACTTAAAAGTTGATTTAGTTTCAAAATATCTTCCTGTTGTGTATGGTGTGCGTAGACTACCGGGTATTCCTGTATTTGCAGACACTCCTTCCAACGACCCAGACACAATTTATGTACTGTATGCAATAGCCGAAGGAGAAGTAGAAGCAATCTATGATATTTATATTGATGGAGAGCCTTTAGTATGTTTAAATAAAGAAGATGAAGATAGTAGGTCAATAACTGGAACAAATTCAGAAAGTAGTGGAGTACTGTGTGCCGGTAGAGCTGATAGAGGAGAAACAATTAGAGGAAACAGTAGTTACTCTTCAACTTTACAAAATTATGCTACAGGAAAACAATCAAAGTTTCATGATAGTGAAAGGTCTTTTGATAAAAACTTTTACGACCAGTATGATGTGCAAGAAATCGATTATATAACAGACTCAGGAAGTTACTATGATTACTATAACTCGGGTAGTGCAACCTCTTATACTGGAAGTACTCAAAATACTGTAGGCATAAGAGATGGACAAACATTTCAAATAAGTGTTCCTCAACCTATTAAACTATGGTTTCATGCAGGAAAATCTGACCAAACAGCAAATTCAAAACTTATAGATATAGCAACAGGAGCAACAAAATTTAAACGCCAAATAGACTACTTTAATAACTCAAATGGAGAAGAGTACTGGTCAACTAATCATAGACTATTAGATACAGCATATGTACTAGCGGAAATAACAGTAAATGAAGAAAACACAGATATTCCAGAACTTGAGTTTGTTGTTAGAGGTAGAATACACGAAGGATATAACTACGACTTCACTTATAGACACGATGATAAAGGATATTCAAGCGAGGATACAGCTAATTTTACTTTGGGAGAATCAGTAACTTTTTATAGAACAAGTGATAATGCTGTTTTAAACACTACTACAGTTAGAGATGTTTTCGAAGAAACAGACCCTAGAACAGGTTCAGTCTATAATAAAATTAGATTTGCAGATAGACCGTATCACTCTAGTAACTTTACTTATATTGATGATGCACCTATTCATACAGAGTTTTATGCAAAAGACTCAAGTAATAATATGTGGCACATGCTAACATGGAATCATAATGATATAGACAATTCAGATGCATACTTACCTAATCAAGGTTCAAATATTTCAAGCATTGGAAGAAATTCTGGCACAGGCAAACTAGAATTATCTGTAGGTGATACTGATTTAAGTGGACAAACTAAATTCAAGATAGTTGGAACAGGTGCAGGACAGTTAGAAGGAATAGAAAATTCTACTTTAACTGGAACATACTCTAATCAGGTTGTAACTTTAAATGTTTATGTAGGTACTTTAACAGGAAGTGATACTATTTCAAGTGGTAGAATTATTGGCTCTAAACAAGTTAAGCTACCTTCTGCTGCTTCTTCTACAGATGATTTTTACAATGACCAATTTATTGAAATAACTTCAGGTCAAGGAGTTGGAGAAAAAAGAAGAATTACAGACTATAATGGTACTACAAAGATTGCTACATTAAAAACTAATTTTATTGACCATCCAAATGCAAGTAGTGATTACAAAGTATTTGGCAGAGGAAGTGATTTACGTTCAGGAAACAATCCAGCATTACATACATTAGATTATATAACAAATAATACTTTCGGAAAAGGTTTAGATTTAGAAAAAGATATTTCATTACAAACTTTTACAAATTCAGCAAGAACTTGTGACTCTCGTTCTGATATTACTATAGCTGCTACTACGGCTGCTACAGTTGGAGATGAATATATATTAACTAATGATGGAACGGCTTCAGGAACTGTAATCGCACGAGGAAAAGTCAAAAGCTCTACACAAGTCGCAACCCATAACTCAATAGTACTAGAAAACGTTATAGGACAATTTCAAAGAATATGGCAAAAATGGATATACTATAAAGTAGGGGATATCATATATACAAACTCTGGAGATTTATTTAGAGTTCCTTCTTCCAAAGGAAATGGCTATATTGATGTACAACCTACCAACGGTAGTAGACAAGGATTGACATATATAAACAACGTTACTTTATATAAAGCAACAAATACAGGAGTTACTCTTACAACCTTTGGGAAAAAGTATGTAGAAAATTATAGTTTATATGATTCAGATTTTGTACAATACTGGAGATGGGTAGGCTGGGAACACGATCATCAAAGATGGTGTACTCGTCACCAAATGAATGTAGTGCTTGAAACAAGTAGTTCTGTTTTTCAAAATACTACAAATATGTTAGAGCATTATAATGGTATTCTTAGTTATTCTAATGGAAAATATGAACTAGAAGTAGAAGCTCAAGAAGATATTCCGAGTGATAATAGTCCTTATCATATAAAATATGGAGATATAATTGGTTCTTTAAAAGTCACAGAAGACCCAAGCAGAAAAAGTTTTAATACAATTAACGCGTCTCTATCAGACCCCGGCAACAAATGGTCAAATACTTCTGTAGCTTTTTATAATTCAAACTTTGTAAAAGCAGACAGAAATGTAGTAAAAACAGGAAATCTACAATTTTCTGGAATTACAAATTACTGGAACGCAAGAATAAATGCAGAAAGATTTTTAACAGAATCTCGTTTTCCTTTGCAGATATCTTTTACTATAATGCCAAAAGGTATACTACTAAAAGCAGGACAAGTATTAAAAATAGATTATGATAGATTTGGATGGAGTGGTAAACTTTTCCGTATTCAAGATTTATCTGTAAACACAGATTGTTTAGTTAGCGTATCAGCAGTTGAATATGATGATTCAATGTATGTAATATCAAATACAAGAACATCTGCAGTAAGTAGTACAGAAAATCCGGGAGCGCCTGGTACAGGGACTCCTACTACACCTACAGATTTGACAGGCTCTACTGATAAACAAGGAGTTACAGCTCTTACTTGGACAAATGCAACTAACTTTATAAACTCAAGTGATTCTACTGAAATATGGGCTTCGGATGATAATAATAGGTCAAACGCTACTAAAATAGGAGAAGCGGATAATGAGACTACCTTCAATCACGCTTTAGGAGAAGAAGCAGCAAAATACTATTGGATTCGACATAAGAGAGTTATATCAAAAAGAAGGTCTAAACAAAAAACAACAATATTTTCAGCTTATCATCCAAGTGAGGTAACAGCTGGAGTGCCGGGAACAGCTAAATCTCCAGCGCAAATAACTGTAAACTTAACAAACCCAAGTATGACCTTGCAACAAACAAATGCAGGTTCAATAAACTATGCCGCAACTGGAACAGATATTCAAGTTATACTTGGAGAAAATATACTAATAAATGACCAGTCCGGCGACCAAGCAAACAGTAGCTTCAGAGTTGCAGTATCTGCGTCAAATATTACAGCAGGTTCAGAAAGCACTGTCAATGATGCAAATAGTAATGCAACAATATTTAGAATAGGAAATCATGGGAATGCAACTTCGGATACTCCTGTAATTACCTATACAATTACGGTTAAAGATGGAGTAGGCTCAACTACGACCTTACAACGTTTTCAACATTTTGCTGTCGCACAAGATGGAGCACCTGGTAACGATGGGTTTACGATTACAGGAACAAATACAAACCATACATTTACAGGAAATACTACAGGGGCTGCAAGTGCCACAGGATTTTCTTGTGACTTTGTAATTAGAGAAGGAGCAACTACATGGACTTATGATGGCTCTTCTCCATACTCGTCGAATTCTTATAGGTATGGTTCTTTAACAGACTCAAATGTTTCTTCTAGTGTTGCTTCAGATGGTACAATTACTATTGATTCAAATTCAGCACTATTATCGGGGACTTCAACACTAACAGGAAGTATAATTGTACCAATTTATGATAACTCAGACGACACTTTACTTACTACAGCAGTAATTAGCTTAAATAAAACTATAGAAGGATTAGTGGGACAAGACGCAAAATCTATAAGAATATCAACAAGTTCTTTAGTGTTTACTCAAGCAAAAAACGGAACATTAAGCCCAAATTCAATAACTCTTACTGCAAATAGACAAAATGTTTCAAGTAGTTCAAGTTTTAACACTAATCCAAATGTGAGTTTAACAGGCAGTGGGGATACTAGAACTTTAACAAGTGCAAACTTTGGGTCAAATACTTCAGTAACAGTAACAGTAAGTGCCGATACAGTTTCAGATACAGTCACTCTTATTAGAGTCGAAGAGGGTTCTGATGCTCTTACAATTGTAAATTCAAACCCTGCACATACTGTCCCTTCTACAAATACAGGGGTTGTTAACTCAGGAAACTTAACAGGAAGTGGCACTACTATAAAAGTATTTGAAGGAGCCACTTCACTAGATTATGATGCTAGTGGTACAACAGCGGGGCATTGGACAGTATCTGCATCACAAAGTCCTAGCTCAACTCTTTCTACAACAAGTGTCTCGGATAGCGGCAATGATGCGGTTGTAAATGATTATACTTCAATGGCTACTGGTACAGATAATGTAGTAGTTACTTATACAATAACAGGTAAAAAATTAAATGGAGAAAATTTCTCTTTGCAGACTTCACAAAGTATTGCTAAATCAAAAACAGGTACACCAGGTGGGGCAGGAGTTCGTGGCGGAAGTATATTTACTTTTGAAGAATCTACTACAAGTGGAATAAGTGCTTCAGATGCTTCTGACTTTGCAGGAACTTTAGATACTGGCACCGCTCAAGCAGTAGCAGCAGCAGTAATTGCAGCCGCTTCTGATGGCACGATAAGACCAAACGATAGAATAACAGTAACAGACAATAGCGCAGATAAAGCTGGAACAAGAGTATATACTGGAAGTGCGACTACAAGTTCTGGCTCTGTAGGAACTTCAGACTATAGTTCTTTAGTTGTAGAAACATTTAATGGCTCTGTAATCGTAGACGGAACTCTTAGTGCATCTAAATTAACAGCAGATACTACTATAACGAATAATTTAAATGTTGGAAGTAATTTAGTAGTTGGTACAGGGGGTAAAATTTATTCACAAAATAAAACTTCGTTTACAGATACAGATGCAGGTTTTTATATGGATACTACTGGAGACTTTCATGTAGGAGATGCAGGAAGTTTTATTAAGTTTGATGAAAGTGCAGGAACAGTTGCAATAAAAGCTGATACAATTCAATTTAGCTCAGGAACAAGTGTTTCAACTTTTGATGGAAACTATAATAATTTAAGTAACCAACCTCCTTTATTTAATGGAGCATATGGTAGTTTAACAGGAGCACCTACTTTTGGTACTTTAACAGTTAATGGTACAAGTTTTACTCCTACAGGCTCCAATGTATCTATTAGTCCTAGCGGTTTGGGAATTGACACAAATTATATTGAAGGTGAATTAGGAGTAAGTGATATTGTAGGATTTGGAAACACAAATGTAAGTGGCGGAAGAATAACTCTAACAGGAACAACTATGAATTTTAATACTACTAGTAGTTCCACAACAGTAAGCACTGGCGGCATAGATATAAATGCTTTTACACAACAAATTATTATTTCGGATAGTTCATAATGGCAAGACGAGTACTACTAGGCAAAGACGGTTCAAACTTTGTACTAAAAATTTCTAAATCTGGAGACGACATAATTGATGATACTATCAATGCTAGAGACTTATTATTTAATTCAGAAATATATCGAGCAGGAGTTATTCGTTCCAATACTAGCTTTACTTCTTTAGGCTCAGGGTCTTATAAAACTTTTGAAAGCACTACAGATGCAAATGGTAATCACTATATTCCTGCATATTTAATTTCAGAAAATGGAACACAGTTTGCAACTGCAGTATTTGATTATGGATACGCATCAGTTACGACTAGTCAAGACTATTATGGTAGAGTAGTTGCAGGCCTTCCTACCGCAGGGGGAGGAGGACTTTATGAATTCAGTTTGGCAAGCTCAGGTACTAATAGAAATAGATTAAAATTACAATATATAAATATTGCAGATGCAGATGACCCAAGACCGGGACAAAATGCAGGATATCCTTTTATAGAAGATAGAGCTTTAGCCTCTTCTGACAGTGTTACTGTTAAAGTAGATATTTTAGGTATTCCTTGTCAATACGGAAAAATGGTAAATAATACTACTGTTTTTGGAAACTCTCTACTAACAGGAACGGCTTCAGGAGGAGGTGGAGGTAGTGGAGGCACAGTTTCTGCACCAGCAGACCCCACAGTTACTTTTGTATCAAGAACTTCTAGTGTAGATAACTTAACCGTAACTTCAACAGCAGGAACAGGAAATACAGCAACAATTCAATTTATAGCAACAACTGCAATAAGTCCTGTGCCTAATATAGCAGCTTCGGGCTGGCAAACCTCAGGAAGTTTTACTCAGCCTAGAGGAACTACTAGATGGTATTGGGCAAAACAAGGTAGTTTTGTTTCGGATGTAAATGCTCAAGGTGGATATACTTCTCCTGCGTATGATAACACTCCCACTGCTTTTGACTTAGGAGGCCCTCAAACAAACGCAGCTCTTAATACATATTTTCAATCTTCTGAAATTACAGTAGCTGGACTAGATAATTCAGATTTTGCACTTGTCTCAGTAACTGGAGCTCAATTAAGTAGGAATCAAGGAGCGTATACAACAAATGGCACTATAGCAGTAAATGGGGATGATTTTAGAATAAGAGTACTATCAAGCTCTTCTAACGGTACGTCTACATCAGGGACTTTAACTATTGGAACAGTAAGTGATACATATCAAGTAAGCACAGGACAAGATACAACAGTAGATGCCTATGATTTTACAAATCAAAACAGCTTAGAATTAAGTACTTTAGTATATTCAAATACTGAAACAATAACAGGGATTAGTACAGGCGTCAGTGTATCTATTAGCGGAAATAGTGCTGAATTTAGTATAAATGGGGGGAGTTATGGAACTTCGGGAACTATTACAAATAATCAAACTTTAAGATTAAGAATGAATACGAGCGGAAGCTTTGCAACTAATACATCTACTACTGTAAATGTAGGAGGGGTTACAGATACTTGGACAATTACAACAAGAGGTCAAACTCCTGTTACTACTCCAGGTTCTATAACAGCAACGCAAATTACGAATACAACGGCAACTGCACAAACAGTAGATGCAACAGCAGCTCATCAATTTTTAGGTTCAGGTACTTTACAAGTATCAAACAACAATTCCACTTACTCAGCGAATGGAACAGACTTTAGTCAAAATAGAAATACAACAGTAACTTACTATGCCCGCTCTCTAGGAGCAGATGGTAATACAAGTAATACTATTAACGTAGATAAGTTTGTGCCGCCAGTTGTAAGTCTGAGTGGAATTGGTAATTCATCTTTTTCCTTTGCAGCATTTAACAATACGTATGCTCCAACCCCTCAACGAGCAGGAGGTAACTATAATACATACAGTAGTTATTGGGGAACAACAACAACAAGTATTAGTAATAATTCAGGAGGATGGTTAAGTACTTCTATTACTAATTCTTCTGCAGGAAACTATAACTTAACAGCGCCTTTAAATAATAGTGGAAGTGATAGAACTGCAACAGTTACTTATACAACAAATACAGAGTTTGGAGCCTCTCATTCAATGACATTTACAGTTTCACAAACTTCTCTTGATGCTACTTGTGACCAATTTACTTTTACAGATGTAACAAATGCAGCAGCAAGTTCTACAGTTACTGACTCTATAACAATAACAGGAATAAATACAATGGTATACGTACAGTACTCTGGAGATACAGGAGGTTTTAGAATAGGAAGTAGTGGTTCTTTTACAACAGCAGCAAAGTTTGCAGTAAATAATGATACAGTAGAAGTTCAACTAAATACTGCTGCAACGGGAGGAGGAAGTAAAAGCGCTACTATCAATGTTAGTGGAGTAAGCGACACTTTTACTGCAACTACAGCCGCAGATACTACACCTGATGCTTTCAGTTTTACCGACCAAACAGGAGTATCAACCTCAACAACAATATATAGCAATATAATAACAATAGCAGGAATAAATACTTCTGTCACAGCTTCTATAAGTGGAAATTCTGCTGAAATGCAAGTTAATAGTGGTAGTTATACTTCTTCAAATCAGACTATTAATGTTGGTGATACAATACGATTAAGAATGACTTCCAGTGCCACTACAGGGGCTACAGTAAATACTACTCTAACTGTTGGAGGAACTTCAGATACTTGGTCAGTTACAACTACAACAGCAACTCTTTTGTGGTCGGTAGGATTAGCACTTGGAAGTTTCAGTGCTTATGGCTTCTTATCTCAAGGATTTAGTACTTATATAGGAGGAGGTCATGGAACTGCAACTGATACTTCTTGCGATTTATATAATGGTAGTACTACTTGGGGTTTTAGTGACCAAGAAAGTTCTTTCGGAAATACTTTTTTTCATGTAAGTGGGGCAACTTCTAATGCTGGATGGACAACTTTAAAAATATATAATGGAACAAGTAATTCAGCTACTCTGATAACAACAAAAACAAGAAGTTCACTTACTTACAGTAATTCAGGCGGAAGCTTCGCTAGTTGGGATATGGGTTCTGATCTTACAGGTGGAACAGGTAATTTATTTTTGGAGTTCTTTTAATGGAAACTTTTAATAACAATGGACAATTATACGTGAGAAAAATCTATGACAACGACTTTACTATAGAAATTCCCGCAGTTTTAAATGATGATGGCTCTTTAAATGAGCCTCAGACTAATACTAATTTAGAAGCTACTTATGAAATTCATAAGGTGCATAAGGAGACATATGAAACTTATACATCATAATTCTTTAATAAATACTCCTTATTCCTTACAAAAGTATGTAAAATCTTTTCAGCAGTGGGACAAAGTTCATGCCTTTAACATTGAATCTGCATTGATTTACGAAGCATTTTTATCCGTATGTGATTCAAATAAAATTATGGGGGATTATTATATTATAAATAGTAGTCTAAAGGCTAATAAAAATTTACAAATTTGGACATTTCAAGAATGGAAAACAATAGGCACTATTAAGATTGGAGATTATATTTTTAATGATAATTATAAATATATAAAAGTTGATAGCATAGAAGAAGTTTCAGAAAGTGTTGCAGCAGTTGAAGTAGAAACAACAGCAAATTATTTTTTAGAGAGGTATTTAGTAAAATGAGTAGACGAGTATTATTAGGTAAAATTGATAGTAATGATCAGGGGTTGCTTATATCTAAGCCTGGAGTAGATGTAATTAATAGTTCAGGTGTTGTTGCAAACAAAGACTTACTAATTTTTGACAGTCGTGAAAAAGGATATGCTCAAGTTATTGCAAGAGGGTCAACAACAGTAACTCGAAGTGGAAGTAATGCAGGAACATCTACAGTTACTTTCTCAACTGTAGCAATTCCTAATCCTGTAGTAATTACTTATCCTGATGATAACATTATAAATTCTCCATATTATGAAATAACTTCAGTAAGTACTACAGCAGTACAGTTTACAGTCCCTGCAACGTATGCGGATTTTGCAACAATATATGGAACTAATTTTAATTATTTTCAGAATTTTAGTAGTGGTGGTGGTACTCCAACTTCTACAACAATAAACTATATAATTTTAAGGGGGCATGTATAATGGCGAGACGAGTATTATTAGGAAAAGCGGGGAGTGACCAAGGATTTTTTGTATCTAAATCAGGTACAGATGTGGTAAATGACTCAGGAGTTTTAACAAGCGGAGAAAATTTACTTTTTGATAGTAGAGTGGGAGTTGGAAGTTTGCCCCTTAAATTTCATGGGGAAGGTTTATTAGGAGTACCCCCTAATGTAAGTAACAGTTCAGGTCAAAGTATTCAAATACAACAAGGGTTTACTAGTAGTACAAAAGCTACGATTACACATAATTTAGGATATAAACCCTATTGTATAGTACAATGGTGTTTTCAATCAGACTTAGACTTTAACGGTCATGCAACAAAAATGTATCCAGTAAATCACACAAACTATCAAATGGAAGCAGAAGCTTCAGATTATGGACAAAGAGTACAAGAATTTAGAACTGAAGGAGTTCTAGGGGTGTGGTATGAAGTAACTACCACACAATTAATAATTTATAATAATATGCAAGGTGAATATGGATATGAGACTTTGGATGGAACAGTACAACAGGCTAGTGGTGTTAGTGGAAGGTCTATAGCATATGCATTTTTAATTTTTGATGTACAAGGAGTAGATACAATATGAGCAAAATTACAACAGCAACAACAGGAGTTGGGACAACAGAAACAACTGTTTATACTTGCCCTACAGGCAAAGAAACAACAATATCGAGATTTAGTATAACAGGAACAAAAGATGTTACTGATTTAAAACTTAAGTATTACAATTCATCTTCATCGTCAATCATAGCTTTAGTTGATAGTGGTGTAATAAATTCAGGAGATACAGTTAGTTATATAAGTAATTCAAATACTTTAACTATGAATCCAACTGATTACCTTAGTGCATTATCAAATGTTGATAATTCATTAGATATAATTGTAACATATGAGGAAACAGATGCTTAGCCTACATAGGTTCAAAAAACAGTTCTTGACAAGAGGTTATAAAATTTGGTATAATTAAGACATTGGAGGTATAAAAGATATGTCAGCAGGAAGCTACAATTTCACATTAGAACAGGGAGCAACATTAGATAGAACTGTTACAGTACAGGAAAGTGGCTCGGCTATGGATTTGACAGGATATACTCCAAGAATGCAAGTTAGAGGTACGCATGATTCTACGACCGTACTACTTACTGTAACTTGCAGTATTGCTAACGCTTCAGGCGGTATAATACGTCTACAAGCCAGTGCAAGTACTACATCTTCTATTGAAGAAGGAATATATGTATACGACTTAGAAATTGAGTCAGGTACTGGAGTTGTTACTCGTTTATTACAGGGTAACGTAACAGTAACTCCAGAAGTAACAAGATAACATGGCTATTACAGTAACGGTTAATGAAGAGCCGACTTTCGTAACAGTAAACGAAACTAATACTAATGTTACAGTAAATCAAACAGACAACCCTATAACTGTGCAAACAAGTCTGGCACTGGTTACAGGAGTATTAGCCTCTGCAGCAGAAATAACAGCAGACGCTCACGGGTCTTTTGGTGGCGGTTCGCTTCAAGCAGCTATTAACCATCTTGCAGACCAATTTTTTAGACAATCAACAACCCCTTCAGGGGCTTCATTAGGAGAAGGTGATTTATGGTACGATACTGGTAATGATCAGCTAAAAGTATATAGAGAAACTTCCACTAATAACTTTGAATTCGTACCCCTTGCCGCAGCAACGGATACAATGGACAATCTAGACGGAGGACAGTTCTAGAAGTCAAATAGGAAAATATTATGGCACAAACAATCAAAATCAAAAGAAGTAGTAGCGCGGCAGCTCCTGGTAGCGCCCTAGCTGCGGGTGAACTAGCCTATTCGTTTAATTCCAGTAAACTATTTATAGGTGACGGCTCTGCTAACGATATCATAGGTGGTGAGTTATTTGTAAATATGCTCGACCATACAGCAGGTACTTTAACTGCTAGTTCAGCAATCATTGTAGACTCAAGTAGTAAAATAGACCAGTTAAAAACAGCAAACCTTACTATAGGTGCTAACTCTATTACTGCCGGTTCAGGAAATGTTCAAATAGTTGCAGCAGCTGATTTAGATTTAGACTTAACAGGTGGTTCTATTGATGTAAGCAGCCAAGCTACAGAAATTGTTATGATTGATAACAATGCAAATGCATTTGCTATCAAAGAAGGTGTTACTTCATATTTAACATTTGATTCCACAAACTCTGCTGAAAAAATAACATTAGGTAAAAAACTTGAAGCAGGTTCTGTAGAAATAGAAGGTACAAACTTTGATATTAATGGAGGCACTATTGATGGTGCTACTATTGGTGGGTCTTCTGCAGCAGCAGGTACATTCACAAATTTAACAGGCACAGGTACAATAAACTTTGCAGGTGCTACAGTATCAAACGGTGGTTCAGTAACTACTGTAGATATTAATGGTGGTACTATTGATGGTGCAGTTATAGGCGGCGCTAGTGCAGCAGCTATAACAGGTACTACAATTACTGCTACAACATTTACAGACGGTACAGCAAGTATAAGCAGTGGAGATATAACAGGAGTTACTTCATTAGCAGTAGACAACGTTACTGTAAATGGTAATGATATTTCTACAACAAATTCAAACGGTAATTTAACACTTTCACCAAATGGTACAGGAACAGTAACAGTTCCATCAGGATATAAAGATAGATCAGGTTTTGGAGCCACTTCTTTAGTATCAAAAGAATATGTAGATGCAGTTAAAGTTGGTTTAGACTTTAAAGACTCGGTAAGAGTTGCTACTACAGGTTCAAATATTTCTTTATCAAGCGCACCAGCAGCAATCGATGGTGTAACTCTTTCTAGTGATGACAGAGTACTTGTAAAAGACCAATCTTCAGGCGCAGAAAACGGTATTTACGTATTTAATGGTTCTGGCTCTGCAATGACAAGAGCTACAGATGCTGATGCTAATGCAGAAGTTACTTCAGGTATGTTTACTTTCGTAACAGAAGGTAGCGTAAATGCTGATAGTGGTTTTGTACTAACAACAGATGGAAGTATTACAGTAGGTTCAACTGCTCTTGCTTTTGCTCAATTCTCAGGTGCTGGTCAAATAACTGCTGGTACAGGTATGACCAAGACTGGAAATACTCTTGATGTAGAAGTAGATGGACAATCATTAGAAATAAGTTCAGATGCTTTAAGAATTAAAGGTATTACACAAACAGCAACTGGTGACTTAATATTTGGTAATACAAATGGAGCAAATACTGGTTATCAAAGACTAACAATTGGAACATATGATTCTACAAATAGTGTAGGACAAATGTTACAAGTCGGAGCAAACAGTACAGTTACTTGGACAAACACAATAGATGGAGGAACATTCTCCTAATAATTAGTTTCCGCGTATATACGCATAGAAAAGGAAATCCATAAATATGGCACAAACGATTAAATTAAAAAGGTCTGCAACTCAAAATGCAGTACCTTCAACATCTTCTTTAGCACTTGGCGAAATCGCCATTAATACTTATGATGGTAAGTTATTTATTAAGAAAGATGTAAGTGGAACAGAATCAATAGTTACAATAGGGGAAGTAGGAGCAAATTCAATCGGCCCTACAGAACTAGCTTCAACAGCAGTAACAGCAGGTTCTTATGGGTCTACAAGTGCCATACCAGTTATTACTATCGATGCAGATGGAAGAATAACAAGTGCTTCTACAGCAACAATCTCAGGCTTATCAGCCAACTCAGTAACATCTACAGAAATTGCGGCAAACGCTGTAGGTATCTCTGAGCTTAACGTTACAGACGGAACAGACGGCCAAGTACTAACTACAGATGGTAGCGGTACTCTTACTTTTGAGACTCCAACAGGAGGAGCTGCTTCTGCAAATGCTTTTGCTACTAATATAGCAAGTGGTAACGGTAGTACAGCAACTTTTACACTTTCTAGTACACCGAGTGCAGAGTCAAAGATTATAGCATTTATTAATGGTGTATTTCAAAATCAAGACGCTTATACAATAAGTGGTACAGACATAACTTTTGATACTGCTCCAATATCTGGAACAAATAATGTAGTTATATATGTAATAGGCGATGTATATAGTGGAGAAAGTGTACTTATAAGTAACTTTGATGGTAACGGGAGTACAACAGCTTTTACACTCTCTAATAATCCAGGAAATGAAAATAATACTCAAGTTTATATAGATGGTGTATATCAACAAAAAACAACATATAGTGTAAGCGGTACTACTCTAACATTTAGCAGTGCGCCCCCAACTGGTACAGCAAATATAGAAGTCGTAATGTTAACTTCTACAACTGTCAATACTCCAGCAGCAGGTTCTGTTGTAACAGCTTCAATGGCTGATGATAGTGTTACAGGTGCTAAACTAGTAAGTAGTGCAGTAACAACAGCAAAGATAGCTGATGCAAATGTTACTACAGCAAAGATAGCTGATGCAAATGTTACTACAGCAAAGATAGCAAATGACGCAGTAACTTTAGATAAGATTGCTGACGCAGTATTTGTAACAGAATCAGAAGGTATATCTTCAAACGATAATGATACTACTTTACCTACTTCAGCAGCAGTAAAAGATTACGTTGATGGAAAAGATTTTGAGACAGGTTTAGCAGGAGATAGTGGAACAGGTACAGTAAATACAAGCCAAACTCTTACAGTTTCAGGAACAGCAAACGAAGTAAATACTTCTGTGTCTGGCCAAACAGTAACAGTAGGACTACCAGACAGCGTAAGTTTAACAAGTAACTTAACTGTAGGTGGTTACATAGCTGGGCCGGCTTCTTTTACGATTGACCCTGCAGGAGTTGGAAATAACACAGGAACAGTTGTTATTGCAGGTAACTTACAAGTAGATGGAACACAGACAATAATTAACTCTACTTCTATGTCAGTAGACGATCTAAATTTAACATTAGCAAGTGGAGCAGCAAATGCAGCCGCAGCGAATGGTGCAGGTCTTACGATAGATGGAGCAAGTGCTACACTTCTATATGCTTCTTCAGGGGATAAGTTTGTTTTTAATAAGACAGTGGACGCTACAATAGGAACAGCAGCACAACCTAATATTACAAGCGTTGGTACGCTTACAGGATTAACAACTACAGGAAATTTAGTTATTGGAACAGAAGATAATAACGCTGCAATTATAGAAATTAGTGGTGGAGCTACTGGAAGTGCTGAAGGGGGAGAAATTCGATTAGATACCGCAGCAGACTATGATAGTACTTATGAATTTTATAGACTTGATGTATCTCAAGATGATTTTAGAATAGGCAGACAAGGGCAAACAGACTTTACATTATTTAGTGATGGTACTGCTCAATTTTTTGGAAATCTAACAGCAACTTTATCTACATCAGCACAGCCCAATATTACAAGTGTTGGAACTCTTACAGGGTTTACCTCAACAGGTATTGATGATAATGCAGATGCTACAGCTATAACAATTGATAGTAATGAAAATATTGGAATTGGAACGAGTATATTTACAAATTCTTACAAAACATATATTGAAGGTCTTGACCAAGACACAGCAAACCTTACAGACTCAGGAAATCACGGAGCTACTTTATATTTAAGAGCTACCGCTAATGCAGCAGGTAGTGGTGGTGCTGTAGCTTTTGGTACTACTTTTGGAAATAAAACGCCTTTTGCAGCTATTAAAGGTCATGTTCTAGATGGTTCTACTAATACAGTAGGAGATTTATGCTTTTCAACTAGAGCAAGTGTTTCTGCAACAGCTTTAACAGAAAGACTTAGAATAGACTCATCAGGCAAAGTTGGAATTGGAACTGATAGTCCTTCAAAAACGCTTCATGTTAATGGTGAGGTTCAAATTGAAAATAATTTAACTCTTAATGAAAACACTCCAGCTATAGTTATTCCTAATGGAGATTTAAGATTATTTACTGGTGGTACAGAATCAATGAGAATAGACTCATCAGGAACTGTATTATTTAAATCAGGTGCTTTTCCAACTAATCAGGATAGTCCTTTTATCTACAGAATAGGTGGCGGAAGTTTAGCCATAGGTGCTGCTACAGAAACAGGCACAGGTGCATATGCTGCTTTCTATACAAACTCATTAGAAAGAATGCGTATTCTTTCTGATGGCAATGTTCAAATTGGGACAAGTAATCCGTCAGGTAACAAAGGCATAACTATACAAGCTGGAACTAACTCAAGTGCTTCTTTAAGATTAAAAAATGATGCTCATGATTGGGATTTAAACTGTCAAACTAACGATAAATTTGCAATTTATAGTCATACAGCAGGAACAGAGAGATTAGTCATAGACACTTCAGGCAAAGTTGGAATTGGAACTGATAGTCCTGTGACACAACTTGATGTTAGAGGTGTTGTGCATGTTGGAGCAAGTGCAAGTACAACTCCTGTAATAAGTAGGTCTCTTGCACCAACAGGTTCACAAGGATTATTTTTAACTGCTGGTGTTGTTAATGGTGAATCTATAACTACTCCTACTTTTGCAGATAATAGCAGTTCAGGTGCTTCAATATATTTAGGGGGTAATGCTGTAGACCAATATGGTGGAAGTGTCGTATTAAAGGCTTATGGAGCAGGTGCTGATGGTAATCAAATTGTTTTTGAAAATCGTAGTGGTGCTAATACTTTTAAACAAACAATGCGTATTCACAGCGATGGCAACGTAACAAAACCTACACAATGTAATTTTTTAGCAAGAAGAAGTGGAAATCAAACAGGTTACAATGCAAGTGGTTCTTATGGAGATGGTGTTAGATATAATAGCGAGATATACGATATAGGCGGCGATTTTAATGTCACTACAGGTATATTTACTGCACCAGTAGATGGAACATATTTAATTCAAGGCTCTGTTTACAGTGGTACTGCTGGTACTAATTGGAGTCAAGCATGGTTGGCTGTTAATGGTGCTAGAGCAGATTATACAGATATGATGGGCAATGATGGTGATTTGTTTATTTCTACAACACATATAGTTAAGTTAAGTGCTGGAGATGAAGTAAGATATCATCCTTATTATTCAGGTTCTACAAGTGTAACAATTTTAGCAAATAATAATCATACTTGGTTTAAAGGTTATTTATTAGGTTAATTATGAAAGCTATACAAGAACAACAAACAATAATAGACGATTTAAAATCAAGAATAGAAACATTGGAAGGATAAATGGCAAAAACAACAGTACCAGGATTATATATAGCAGATGGCGCAATAACAGCAGCCAAGCTTAGCAGCACCCTTGATTTATCAGGAGTTACAATTACTGTTGCAACAGCGAGTACTGGAGATAATGATACTACAGTAGCTTCAACAGCTTTCGTACAGCAAGAAATAGCTGCTCTTGTAGATAGTTCACCAAGCGCACTGAATACACTCAATGAATTAGCAGCTGCAATCGGGGATGATGCGAGTTTTAGTACTACAGTAACAAACAGTATAGCAACTAAACTGGCCCTTGCTGGTGGAACAATGACTGGTGATTTAATAATCAATACTACTGGTTCATTACAAATACCAGTCGGTACAACAGCACAAAGACCAACAGCAGCACAAGGACAACTAAGATTTAATACTACTACAAGTAAGCCAGAAATATACAGTGGCTCAGCTTGGACAGATGTAGGTGGCGGTGTAGAGTCTGTAAACAGTGCAACTGGAGTGGTTGTTTTAACAACAGCAAACATTGCAGAAAACACAAACTTATACTACACAGATGCAAGAGCAGATGCACGTATCGCAGCAGCAGACACAGACGACTTAAGCGAAGGCTCTACAAATTTATACTTTACAACAGCAAGAGCAAACTCAGCAATTGATGGTAGACTTTCAGGAAGTACTGGAGTTACTGTATCAAACGGAGCTATCTCTATTGGACAAGATGTTGCGACATCTACAAGTCCCACTTTCCAGAATTTAACACTAAGCGGTACAGATTCAGTAAAAGTTCCTTCAGGTACAACAGCACAAAGAAGTGGCTCACCTGCAAATGGAATGTTAAGATATAATTCTAGCACTAATGAATTTGAAGGGTATGCAAATAGTGCTTGGGGTGCTATCGGCGGAGACACAACTTCAAGCGTAGACTTATATACTGCAACTGGAAATGGTAGTACTGCTACTTATAACACAGGTAAGAATCCACAATCAGAAAACAATACATGGGTATTTATAGGCGGTGTGTACCAGCCAAAATCAACATATAGTTTCAGTGGTACAGAAATTACACTTTCAGAAAATTTACCAAATGGGGAAGATTTAGAGGTAATCACTGGAACGGTTTCAACATACAATCCAACGGATGCTATCTTAGGTCAGTACAACGTAACTACATCAAATACCGCATCCTATGACACAAGTTTAACGACTGAAAATGAAAATAATGTTTTCGTTTTTGTTGATGGAGTATATCAGCCAAAATCTTCATATACTTACAGTGGAAGCACTTTGACTTTAGACGCAGTTCCTACTTCGGGAATGTCACTTGAAGTATTAGTTACACGTTCAATGAATGCGGCAACAGTAACAACGGGCTTCCTTGCAGACGATGCTGTAACGACAGCAAAGATAACGGATGCCAATGTAACTGCGGCAAAACTTGCTTCATCTTTAGATTTGACTGGAAAAACAGTTACAGTTGCAACAGCAAGTGCAGGAGACAATGATACTTCTGTAGCTTCGACTGCATTTGTACGACAAGAAATAACTTCTTTGGTCGATAGCGCACCCGCTGCGATGGACACATTAAATGAATTAGCAGCAGCTTTAGGCGACGATGCTAACTTTAGTACTACTGTAAATGCAAGTATTGCTGCAAAATTACCATTAGCTGGCGGTACTATGACTGGTGATTTAAGTTTTGGTGATAATGTTAGACTAGAAGTAGGTTCAGCAGTAGGAGGAGATTTACAGATTTATCATGATGGAAGTAATAGTTTTATTGATGAAACTGGTACAGGGAATCTTTTAATAAGAGCAGGTAATTTACAATTACAAAGAGCAAGTGGAACACAAAATTTTCTTGCAGCGAATACAGGTGCAGAAGTTATTTTATATCATGCGGGTAACCCCAAACTAGCCACCACCTCCACGGGCATAGACGTTACTGGTACAGCTACAATGGATGGTTTGACTGTTCAGGCTAGTTCTAGTGCAACATTAAAACTTGAATCTACCACGACAACCCTATCCACTGGAGAAAGTCTTGGCGGTATTGATTTCTACTCTAATGACGACTCAAACGTGGGCGTTAAGGCTAGAATAAACACTTACTCCGAGGACACTGTAGGCTCTACATCATTAAGATTTAAAACGACAACAGGGTTCAGTACAGCACTTAAAGATAGGTTGAACATAGCCTCCAACGGAGACATCTCCTTTTATGAAGATACAGGCTCTACAGCTAAGTTCTTTTGGGATGCAAGTGCTGAAAGATTAGGTATTGGAACGAGTAGTCCTGCAACTCAATTTCATATAGTAAATGCAGATGATGCAGTTGCTCGTATTGAATCAAATGGTTCAGAATCTAGTGATGATGCAAGGCTAGAAATTAAAACAACTAATGGTACATTTACCATACAAAACGATAGAAGTCTTGGTACAAGTGGTGCTTTAACTTTCGCAGGTAATACATCTGATAATTTAGTTATTGACCATAATTCAGGCAACGTTGGAATTGGAACGAGTAGTCCAAACGCACCTTTAGAAATAAATGGTGGAACTGCTATGTCAGGTGGGTGGGGACGTTCATTGCTTTTACGCCACAATTTTCCTGTAATGGTTTTCCAAAGTGAGTATAGTACAGATGCTTATGCTGGTATTGGTTATGATAATACAACTGGTATGCAGTTCATGGTCAACTCACCTACAATTGACCTTTTTGCAAATAGTCAGACACCAGCTATGATTATATTAGATAACAAAAATGTTGGAATTGGAATTACAGACCCAGACCAAGCATTAGAAATTGGTGCTGGTGGTAAACTAAAATTATCAAGAGCAGATAACGCTAGGTCAATGATGCTATTTACTGATAATGACAATGCAACAATTCAATCTGATACTGACCCTTTGCTAATACAATCAGCAAATAGAATAACATTTAACACGAATGGTGCAAATGAAAGAATGCGTATCCATACATCAGGCTGCGTAGGTATCGGAAGTACAGCAGACAGGTCTATAGGTACTAATATAACTACAACTGTTATTAATGGTTCAGTTGGTGGTGGTCTTTGGTTAAGCGCTGGTGATTCTAGTGCAACAAGTTCTTTTATTTATAGTTTTTTAAATGGAAGCGTTGGAAGATTAATTATCAATCAAGGTACAGGCGTTGGTGGTGGAGACATACACTTTACATTTAACGAAAGCTCAACACCAACCATGATTCTTCAGAGTAATAAAAATGTATTAATAGGCGATATGACTTCTGACTTTATTACTTATGGTAAATTGCAAGTTGCTGGTGGTGGTTATACAGCAGGGTTTGGTGGAATAGTAGGATTTTTTGATACTGATGTCTCAGTTGCTTCTTCAAATCTAATTCAGTTACTTCAATTTAAAAATGATACTGATGCTACTGGAGGTCAATTTATAAGATTTAGCGATAGTAATAGCACTATGGGTTCTGTATCAGCAGCAAGTGGAACAACTGTATCTTACAATACATCTTCTGACAGAAGAATGAAAGAAAATATTGTAGATGCTTCTTCTCAATTGGACGTAATTAACAATATACAAATTAGAGAGTTTGATTGGATAAAAAATGGTCATCATGAAGTTGGTGTGATTGCACAAGAATTAAACGAGGTAATACCTAATGTAGTTCAAGAAGGTGGAGAGGATGTTAATGAAGAACCTTGGGGTGTTGATTACGGAAAACTTACACCCTACTTAATAAAAGCTATGCAAGAACAACAAACAATAATAGACGATTTAAAAGCAAGATTAGACGAGGCAGGATTATAATATGGCAATAAAAAGAATTACAACAAATCTAATAAAAGATAGCGATATCGCAACCGTAGACATTGCAAACAATGCGATTACTGCTGCCAAAATTACAGATGGTAATATTACTACTGCCAAACTTGCTGACTTAAGTGTAACCGCAGGAAAACTTGCAGGAACACTAGACTTAACAGGAAAAACAATTACTGTCGCAACGGCGACCACAGGGGATAGTGATACTTCTCCAGCTTCAACAGCTTTTGTTCAACAAGAGATTGCAGCTTTAGTTGATAGTTCTCCTTCAAGTTTAAACACACTGAATGAGTTAGCAGCCGCACTTGGAGATGATGCAAGTTTTAGTACTACTGTAACGAATAGTATTGCTACTAAAGCACCTTTAGATTCACCTGTGTTTTCAAGTACATATACATCTGGACAAGATGAAACATTAGCAGAATTTAGGAGAGATGGTGGAGCAGTAGCAGCAAAAATAATTTATGCTGATGCAACTACTGATATGGAATTTGGCACAACAACTTCTCATGCATTATCATTAACAACAGCTGATACAAGAAGACTTACTATTGATAGTTCAGGCAATATTGGAATTGGAACTACTAATGCATCATCTATGTTTTCAGGAGCATCTCAATTAGTAGTAGGTAGTGGTACAGGCGATCAAGGAATAACAATTTATGCAGGTAATAGCTCTCTAAGTAGACTTCATTTTGCAGATGGAACATCAGGGAACAACCAATACGCAGGATTTATAGCTTACGCTCACAATGATGATAAACTTCTTATTGGAACTGGTGCTGATGGTGGAACAGATGTAACAATTGATGGTGGTAAAGTTGGAATTGGAAATAGTAGTCCTACTGCTAAATTAACCATAGATAATAGTATTGCCACAACTTATTCAACATCAGGTTATGGTGCAACTCCTGCTAACAGTATGCTTTATCTTAATAATACACATGGAGGTTCAAATACTGCTTCATTAATAAACTTTAGGACAGGTTCAGGTGATGGAGTAGTAGGATTTGTTGAGGGTGGTGGAACTAATGACGCTGATTTTGTAATTCAAACTGATGGTGGTTCAAATGGAGTTGAGAGACTCAGAATAACTAATGACGGAAATGTTGGAATTGGAACGAGTAGTCCTTTAAGTAAATTAGATGTTGCAGGTAATGTAAGAATTTCAGATGGTGTTTTAGAGTTTGATAAACCAAGTGTTTACGGTTTTAGATTTTTACAAAATGATGCAGGTAATGATTTATCTATACAACAAGGCGATGCTAATAATGCAAACTATGCAACTAGGCTTAACATAGGTTCTACTGGTGATATAACATTTAAGCCTGGTAATGGAACAATTATAGTTGATGGTGGTACAGCAGATTATGAACCAGCAAAGTTAGAATTACAGGGAAGAGCTTTTGGTGGAGATATTACAGCAAAATATGAAGTTTCAGATGGTGGAGCAGTATTTTTTGGCTCTACTACAAACCACAGTGTTAGATTTATAGCAAATAATGATGTGAAAATGCAGATTGATAGTGCTGGTAGCACAACTTTTACTACAGGTACTAATGATGGTGTAAAGATTACTGGTGCAGAAAATAGTGCTTATATAGATTCATCAAAAATTGCAGATGTTAATACTAAGGGTTCTTTTATAGGTCTTAAAAGACCTGAAGATGGAACTATAACTGTTAATGGTATAGGTACTTATGATACTGCAAGTAACGCAAAAAATAATCTAGCAATCGTATCAAGAAGTGATATTGTCTTTGCAGGAAATGATGGCGAGATGGGCAGATTTCTTGGTGCTGGTGGTTTAACCTTTAACGGAGACACAGCAGCAGCTAACGCACTTGACGATTATGAAGAAGGTACTTGGACACCGGGCTTTGGTGGAGCTACATTAACAACTGCTACAGGTCATTATACAAAAATTGGTAATCAAGTTACTGTTCATTATCATATAGTTTCTACTGGTGGAATGCCTACAAGTTCAGCACAAGTTCAAATAAGTGGACTACCTTTTACTATAGATAGTAATGGAGCAGGGGCAATATATGCAAGATATTACACTCCAAATGACTCTACATTAACAACTATTTTAGTTGATGGTGATACTTTTATTAGATTAATAAATATAAATGAACAAAACTTTGATTATACAGTTTATGGTGAATTAGAGGCATCACATAATAACTCTGTTGATATAAGAGGAACAGCCACTTACAAAGTTTAATAACTAATATACCTAGTGGATTCTAGGTACGGACATAGGAGAAAATAGAATGGCAATAACAAAAGAACTAATAGATGATAAAATCGAAATTGTAGGAGAGCATAAAGCTATACAAATTCGTACTGCTACAGTTATCAAAGAAGATGATGTAGAGTTAAATAGGTCTTTTCATAGACACACATTAGAATGTGTAAGCTCTGTAAAGAATGATGACGATAGTTGGACTCATACAGATACAGATATATCAGGCGAGTCTACAGAAGTCCAAGGTATTGCAAATGCTGTATGGACAACAGAAATTAAGAACGCTAAGAAAACAGCAAACGAGAACGCAGGAATATAAAAAATGGCAATACAGAAGATAACAGCAGATGTAATAGCAACGAGTGCAGTAACAACAGACAGTCTTTCAGACTCTAGTATAACTGCGGCTAAATTACATACAACTTTAGACCTTACAGGTAAAACAGTTACTGTTGCGACAGCTTCTGCCGGAGACAATGATACTACAGTTGCAAGTACAGCTTTCGTATCTACAGCAATAGCGAATTTAGCTGATAGCGCTCCTTCAACTTTAGATACTTTAAATGAGTTAGCCGCAGCACTTGGAGATGATGCAAGTTTTAGTACTACTGTAACGAATAGTATTGCGACTAAAGCACCATTAGCAAGTCCAGACTTTACGGGTGATGTTACTTTTGATACTTCTACTTTAGTTGTTGATGCTACAAATAATAGAGTTGGAATTGGATTAACAAATCCAGCAAACACATTAGAAATTCAACATGGAACTATTGGAACAGGGAATGGCTCAAATAATACACTAGCACTTAGATATAACTCTACTACTTTATATGGTCAACATTACATGGATGCTAATGGTTTTTATCATATAAGAGCTGATGCACAAGGCGTTTCAGGTGGTAATTTAGCTCTTGGAGGAGATGCCTCTGTACAAATATGGACAGGTAGTACTCCTGAACGTAAAGTTACAGTTGATTCTTCAGGCTCGGTTTCTATTGGAAATACTGTTGCATCAAGTATGGATGGTGGTGCTAACAATTTAGTTATAGGTACTGGTAGTGGTACTGAAGGTATGACTATATATTCAGGAACTGCAAATTCAGGTGTTATTTATTTTGCTGATGGTGCAAGTGGTGATGATAGATTTAGAGGACAAATAGGTTATTCACATAGCGATAACGCATTTAGTTTTAGAACTAACGCATCTGCAAGTGCGAATATGACTCTTGATTCAGCAGGCAAAGTTGGAATTGGAACGACTAGTCCTGCTGATAAACTTCATGTATATGCAGCAACAGGTGATGTTGGTATTACTATTGAAACAGGTGAAGATAATGGTGCTAGAGAGCCTTCCCTAAATTTAAAATCTTATGCAACAAATGCAAATCCAGTAATAAACTTTGGAGACAGAATAGGTTATGCAGGTTTTATAGAATACGAAAACCAAGATGATAGTATGAGATTTGGAACAGGAACTGCAGAAAGAATGCGTATTAATTCTTCAGGCAATGTTGGAATTGGAGTTACAAGTCCTGATACAAAATTACATATTGATGGAAATATTAGAACAGATAATTATTATAATGATACTTATGGAATAGGTCTAAATACAACTGATGAGTACGTTATTACTATAACTATTGGTAATTTTAATTCGGGTACTTTTTTCTTTTCTACACACTTTGCTTCTACTTCAGAAACTACAAGAAGAGGTTTTGCTAAAGCCTGTATGATAGGTTATTCGCAATCACCAGTAGTAGGAACAACATTAGTTAATGCAAACTACAATCCTGATAGTAGTGGTTTTTCTGTTAACAGAATAAGCAGCAGTCAATATGAATTAATTGTAAAACATCAAGGCTCTTATGCATATGTGTCTGGGTTTTGTAGATTTGCTATTGATTCTACTATTTCATTTACTGTTGATTCAGTAACATCAAGGACTAAAACTTAAATGAAAAAACAACAAACAATAATAGACGATTTAAAATCAAGAATAACGGAGTTAGAAGGATAAAAAATGACAACTAAAATAAAATCAGGAGTAATATCAGACAACGCAATTACAAGTGCGCATATCTCATCGGGCGCAATATCTTCAGCACATTTATCCTCTATTGATACGGATGCTGTAAGTGAAGGTTCTTCAAATCTTTACTTTACTACTGCGAGAGCAAGAACTTCTTTCAGTATCACTGACTCTGGAGGAGATGGCTCTTTAGCATATGATAATAGCACTGGAGTTATAACATACACAGGGCCAAGTGCCTCTGAAGTACGAGCTCATATAAGCGTTACTGACTCTGGAGGAGATGGCTCTTTAGCATACAGTAATGGAGTTATAACATACACTGGGCCAAGTGCTGCAGAAGTACGAGCTCATTTAAGTGCGGGTACAGGTGTAACTTATTCTGGCGGAGAAATAAGTATAGGACAAAGCGTAGCAACTTCAGCTTCTCCAACTTTTGCAGATATAAATGTTACTGGAAATATAAATGTTACTGGCGATTTAAATACTGTTTCAGTAACAGATTTAGATGTTACAGACCAAACAATTACACTGGGAGCAGGACAAAACGAAGCAAGTTCTGGTGGTTCAGGTATTGTTGTAGACGGCTCGGGAGCAAGTCTTCTATGGGATGAAAGTAATGATGAGTTTGATTTTAATAAAGGCATAAATGTAACAGGTACAGCCACAATGGATGGGTTGACTGTTGATGGTGATGTTGTTGTAAATACAGGAGCTGGTTCATTAAGTGTTGATTCTTTTGGTGCTAGTTCTGTTCAGGTATCAAGTAGTGGTGCTTATAAACATATTTCTGCTCTTGGTTCAGGCTATCATCTTTTTGAAGTAAACAGCAAAAGTGTTGCTAAATTCAATAATACAGGAGACATCAGCTTCTACGAAGATACAGGCTCTACAGCTAAGTTCTTTTGGGATGCAAGTGCTGAATCGCTTGGAATTGGAACAACTTCGCCAGACACCAAATTAGATGTAACTACAGGTGGGATTGCTGGAATAATATTAAATCAAGACACGTCTAATTCTGCCGCATCTTCAAGATTATTCTTTAAAGATTCAACTAGGACTAATGCTATAGTAAATATAGATGGTAATTTAGAACTTAGAACAGGTGCAACAATTGGTGTAAGTTCTGGAACTCCACGTTTAGTCGTTAATGGCAATGGCAACGTTGGAATTGGAACTGATAGTCCTTCAGAAAAGCTATCAATTTTAGGAGGTCATGTTTCAGTAGGAGATAGTACAGGTGCAAATGGAACAGAGTTTTTATTAGAAGGCTACAGAGAAATTTACAATGCAGCTAAATATGGAAACATAAGCATAAGGTCAACCTATAACACAGGTTCAAATGCTTCTGATATGTTGTTCTATACAGCTTCAGGTGGCACTAATACAGAAGAAGCCATGCGTATTGATTCATCAGGCAATGTTGCAATTGGACATACCACAACTACAGGCTCTAAATTTGCAATTTGTGATGGTGCAAATTCACAAATACAATTCTTTCCTGAACTATCTACAGACACTAATTTAACACAGCACTATGACCCAACTGCTGCTGTTTATATAAACTCAGAAACTAGAGCCGCAAGTCATGCTTGGAAAATTGGTACTAGCGACTCAATGCGTATTGATAGTTCAGGCAACGTTGGAATTGGAGTAATTCCATCGGCCTGGGACGGTTCCATGACTGCGTTACAGTTAGATACTGGTTCTATATATGTAAACAATGCCGGTAGTACGTTTATTGGAGCAAACTTCTATTATGATACAACATCAAATACAAATAAATATATTGAAAGTAATTATGCAGCTGCTTTAGGATTATCAAACGGAAGACACGAATTTTATGTTGCCGGGTCAGGAACTGCAGGCAATGATGTTTCATTTACAGAAGCAATGCGAATTCATAGTGACGGAAAGGTAGGAATTGGAAGTGATGTTGTAAGTAGTCCAGTTATGGGACTGCATGTTGGAGATGGTATAGGTGTTCTTTTTGGACCATCAAACGCAGCTTCTATATATATATCTCCAAACCATGAAAATACAATTAATGGTGGATATGGATATGATAACGATGCTGCAGATTTATGGGTAAATTATCGAGGCTATCAAAATGGTACTACAAGATATAGGTCCTTTAGAGTTGGAGACGGAAAAGAAGGACTTATGGCCATATTTGAAGGTTCTTCAGGTAACGTTGCAATCGGACTTCCTAGTGGAACATCTCCAACAGCTAAACTCCATGTTGCTGGTTCACTAAAAGGAACAGATTTAATTGCACACGATAGTAATGGATTAGCATTTCAAACTGATGAAGGAACAAAAAGAATATCTATTCTTGATTCTGGTAATGTAGTAATAGGAGATAATTCACTTATTGGTACTAATCCTACAGGTTCGGCCTTAAAT